GGTGCCTGTAGTGACGACACCGAGGGTGGTGATCGACGCCTGACCGACATAGGCCGCGTCGATGTCGATGCTGTCCGCGGCGACGGAGATGCGATTGGTGGTGCCACCGACATCAAGCGTGTTGCCAGTCTTCGTGAGACCGTTGCCAGCGTTGATCTGACCGGCGCCGCTGAACTGCACCCAGGTCACCGCCGTCGTGCCGAGCGTGCCGCCCGCGTTGACCGTGCAGGTGTAGCCGTTGTTTGCGTTGACCGTGCCCTCGGACACGAAGGTGAAGGCAGAGACAAGCTCGGTCCATGTGTTGGCATCAGCAGAGCGAGCCCATGCGCCAGCGGCCACCACGTAGATGCCATTCGCGGCCTGGGCGGTCTGGTCTTTGACCAGCACGCGGTCTCCGACCACCGACAGCACACCGTCGATCGTGAGCGCACCGGAGAGCGTCGCGATGTTGGCAGTCGAGGCGAGACGAACACTGTCCTTCGGCGCAAGCCCTTGGACGAGGTTGTCGACGTAGTTCTTGGTGGCGGCGTCTTGCGGACTCGTGGGATCCAGGAGCGTGGTGATCTTGCGGCTGCCCCATGACACGTCAGCGGTCGGCGCGAGGAACTGATCCTGGCGTAGCCCGCGCACGAAAGCCGTGGTCGCCAGTGAGACGCTGCTGTCGGTGTTGGCAGGCGTCGGCCCGGTCGGGTTGCCCGTGAACACCGGGCTCGCCAGCGGCGCATAGCCCTGGACTTTGACGAACGCTGTCGTTGCCAGTGAAACCGAATTATCGGCGGTCGCCGGCGTCGGGCCCGTCGGGTTGCCCGTGAACACCGGGCTGACGGTCGGTGCTCGCGACGTGTCGACCGGATGAACGTGGTCCGCGCGCGCGTATGTCGTGCCGACGCCGATCGCCACCGTGCCGTTCATCAACGGGTTGGTGCTCGATGGCGCTGGAACGCTGGAGGCGGGCGCGTAGAGCTGCGCCTTCACGAACGCTGTGGTGGCGATCGAGGTATCGTTGTCGGCCGTGGCAGGCGTCGGTGCCTGCGGATCTCCGGTGAACACCGGGTTGGCCAGCGGTGCGCCGCCAGCACCTGTCACGTCCGCCAGCAGCAGTACGACGGTGCCTGAACGGCCGTTGAAGGTCTGCACACCAGCCGCCGCGGCAGCGGCCTGCACGAACGCTGTGCTCGCGATTTGGGTCGTGTTCGTGCCAGGCGCGGCCGTTGGCGCAGCTGGCACGCCGGTGAACGTCGGTGAGGCGAGAGGTGCTCGCGACGTGTCGACCGGATGGACGTGATCGCCGCGCGACCAGTTGGTCGAAGTGCCTGGGGTGACCCCGCCATTGATCAGCGGATTGACGTTGGAACCCAGGCCGGGGCCACCGATCCCGACAATGACGCTGGCCGTGCCGCCGGCGCCGCCCGTGCCCTTACCGTAATAGAGGACGTCCTCGACCTCGTTGTAGGCCAGCTCGGCATTCGCGAGACTCGAGGGGGCTCCAGCGATACCAGTCACACGTCGTTTCACGCGGATGGTATCGGTCATTAGAAGTTGCCTCCGTCGAGAACCTTGGTGTCCCAGTCTTCGATGTCGTCGGTGTAGACGAGGACGTCACCGATCTTGCGCGCGACGCTGGTCACCAGATCCTCGCCACCAGGTACACCGACCCAATGCTGGTTGAGCCTGCCGTAGAGCGTGCCGTCGACCGGCGCGTCGGGAATGCCTCCCTGCCAAGCGGCCAGGACGTCCACCTGCATGGGCGGCGCAGGCTCTGCCACGACATCGACCGTCACCGGATCCGGCAGCTCGACATCGATGCTGGGCGGCAGCGGCACTTCCGCGTCGACCAGGACGGTTGGCGGAACAGGTGCAACCACATCGACACTGAGCGGCGGCTGTGGCGGCGGGAGATCGACCTCAACGACAGGCGCCGGCGGTGCAGCCACGTCCACCGCACCGCCATCGATCTCGACCGTGATGACCTGTACCGGCTGGATGGGCTCAACATCGACGCCAACGACGGTGCTGCCGCTCATACCGGTCGACCTGGAATGGTGCGCGCTGCTGGCGAAAGCTCCATCGTCGTGCCGACAGCGGTCGAGTCAGTCACGTCCATCGTGACGGACACAGAGCCCTGCAGGACGGTCTGCACGTCGCCGTCGGGATACGTCAGCTGCAGATCCCACACGCCGCCACCCTTCAGCAGCTGCGTCTTTGCGGTCGGCAGTATTGCCTGGATGACGTTGGGCGGTTCGACCGTCAGATCCATCGACGTGAGGAGCGTGCCGCCCGCCGCGGTGCGGATCTCCGCCTTGGGTATGACACCCGTCAGATCGGCAGGCGTCGTCTTGCCGGGATCCTGCCAAAGGGTGAACTGCCAGCGGTAGGTATCACCGTGGTAGATCGCGATGTTCAGCGTGCCCGGGGTCATTCCGGATCTCGCGTCGTCGCAACCTTCGTCTCGCCGGCGCTGTGCACCTCGTTCCAGTGCGCGTTGCAGGTGTCGCAGATCTTCTCGGTGGTCGCAGTGTTCGGATCGCCGTTCACCATCACACCGTGACCGTCATAGACCGGCGCCCATTCGATCGCGGTCGTGACGGAACTGAGCACACGCACCCTGCATTCACTCGGATCGCGCGCGCAATTAGGATGACAATACGGCATGATCCATCCCTTCAGGCCGTGATCGGACGGCCGAGGAAGCTTTCCCAACCGGCGGTGTCGTCCTCGTCCATTGAACGACCGATGCACATGATCAGGCCCACGATGCCGTCGATGCGGCCGGTGCTGTGCTTCTTGGTCGGCATCCGATTGTCGTTCTTGTCCATTTGGACGTGCAGGTTCGAGGCCTGCCAAGCCAGGACTTCGTTGTCACCGTGGTCTAGTTGCTCGGATAGCAGCCATGCTTCCAGCTGCTTGGTCGGTGCAGTGAAACTGCGGATCCCCTGGACGAATTCGAACATAGGCAGGCCTTCGCCGAGCAGGGCGACAGCGAGCTGGGTGGCATTCCACGGGTCGTATGCGATCGAGCGCGGTTCGCAGATCCGGCAATCTTCCAAGACGGCAGCCTGGATCTCATTGTGATCGATGACATTGCCCGGGGTCACCTCGATCAGACCGTTTTCAATCCAGCGTCGGTACTGCACCTGATCACGGTCGCTCTTTGCCTCGACCGTGTCCGAAGGCATCCAGAACCGCGGCACGACCTTCCAGCGTTCCTCGCCCTCGATCGGCGGAAACAGCTTGACCCACGCTGAAAGATCCACGCGAGACGACAAGTCGATGGCACCGAAGAACGGCCTTGCCATCAGCTCTGCAGGGTCGAACGGACCCAGGCTGTTCTTGCGCCATACCTCCATGTCGATCGCACGCGTGGCATCCGAAGTGCGAAGGTTGAGCCGCAACCGTTTGAACGCGATCAGTGCCGGCGGCGAGCGCGACGCCTTCAACGCCTGCCTCCGCAGGTCGTTCATCTTCACCGACACATGCAGGTTCGGGTTCGCTTTGATCCAGTTCTTCGGATCGTCCCAGCGGTCACCCTTATCGAGCGTCGCGATGTAGGCGAAGTAGCTGTCGTCCTGGACGAGGCCCTCGAGCACCTGCGTGGCGTAGGCGTTTTCCGCCGCGTAGACGCTCTCCGGATTGTCGTCGCCGGCGGTGGTGATGATCCACAGCAGCGGCTGCCTCCTGGAGCCCACAGCCGTGTCGAGCACGTCCAGCACAGCGCGTGACTTGTGACGATGCAGCTCGTCCACCACGACGAGATGCGGGTTGAGACCGTCGAGCGTGCGCTCGTCCGACGACAGCGGCACGAAGCTGGATAGCGAGCTATCTACTGCGAGGACTCGCGTGAGGACTTTCACCTTCCGCATCAGCTGCGGCGAGCGCAGCACCATGCGCCGCGCCTCGTCGAAAACCAGTCGCGCCTGGTCCTTCTTGGTCGCCGCGGAATAGACCTCGGCGCCGGGCTCGTCGTCGGCTACGAGGCCTTTGAGCGCAACCGCTGCAGCGTCGGTGGACTTCCCGTTCTTCCGCGCTACCTCTTCGTAGACGGTGCGGAACCGTCGCTCACCGCTCTTTAGAAACCACCCGTAAACACTGCCCCGGATGAACTTCTGCCAGGGCTCGAGCCGCACCGGCTGGCCTGCCCACTCGCCCTTCGAATGGACGAGGAACCGGTTGAAGTCGATGCCGTGGATCGCGGTGTCAGGTCGCCACTCGAGCCCGCGCTTCGGACCGTCTACGAGATCCCGGAAGTGCCTTTCGCAGGCGAGCCGCACCAAGCGGCCGGTGATGATCTTCCCCTTGCAGACGTCCCAGGCGTAGGCGCTGACAGGATCTCGGTCAGTGGACGGCCGACGCTCTGGGAGCGCGAGCGAGATACTCGTCGATGCTTTCTTCGCCGGGCGCCGGGGCATGCTTTGGTCCGTTCAGCTCCCCGCCTCCCAGAGTGAGGCCAATCCGGGGACGCGCAGTCGGTGAGAAGCCCAGTTCCGACGCCGCCCTCATCATGATCATCGCCTGCCGATTGATGATCGGAAGGTAGGCTGACTGCACCAACTGAGCCGAGCCTGCAGTTGCGGGCACCACAAGCGATGACTCGGCCATCAGCCCCTTGACCGCTTTGCGGTGGACGCAATGCGCGATCACCCAGCATTCCAACACGCCGGCATCGATCGCCTTCAGCATGCCGGGCGGCGAGTTCTCCAGTGCGTAGTTCCAGGCGGCGCGCATGTCGTCATCGAAATGCGCCGGCGCGGAGTCGGACTCTACCGACAGGTCGCTCTGCGGGATCGGTTCACGCTCGTTGATCGGGTTGTGCGACTGGTGCAGCTGCTTGAGCACCGTCGGTTTGGGTTTACGCCCTCTCACGCGGACAGCAGCCAACTATGACGTGCGAGGCCGATCAGGATGATCGCGAGGCAGATCAGCACGATGATGAGCTTGAGGATCGGATCGATCAGCACCGGACCGCGCGCGACAATGATGATGAGGTCAACCAGCCAGCACGCCAGCCACGCTACAACCGCATATACAATGGCTTTCTCTTGCATGGTCAGCTCTTTCAAATCGCCGCGGCGACAGCCTCGCTCGCGGTCTGCCAGTTGGTCGTCCATGCGTCGCGGTGCGGTTTCCCGGGTCGCCATGTCCGCAGGTAGTAGTCCCACGCGACGTCCTCGGTGCTGGGCACCGACTTCGGATCGGTCAACACCAGCAAGCGGGCGAATGTGCACGAGAGAAGATCGTTGCCCTCGAGCGCGCGCCACACCGCGGCCGGTTCAGCGACGACGACAAGGGACGTGCAGGCCTGCAGCGCGAGCGCCTCCGATGTGGCGTGGTTCAGCACGCCAGTGACGCCGCCGCCCTGCTCGAACTGCCACCATCCCCTGGCGGGCCCAGGCGAGGACGAGGGGCTGCTCTGATAGCGGGCATCGAGATTGGGGCCGCTCTCCTGCAGCGCGATGCACAGCAGGAACCGGCGCACGTCCTCGGTCGGTGCAGGCCCTCCCAACGAGGAGAGGAAGTCGAGGCCGTCATCGATGACGCGTGAGAGGAAGGCTTTGGGTTCCATGTCAGTCCTCACCACGTTGCGTATTTCATCGCCGCCGATTTCATCACGTATCCGGCGCGCACCTCGGCAGGTGGCATAGGCGGCTGCTTCCAGGCCACCATGAGGCCACCGACCTGGACACCGAGGATCGGTGGCACCGCCACCAAGCAAACCCGCTGGTACCCCTTGGCTGCCATTGCACGGGTGTCCTCGTTCACCGCCTTGGCGGTGTCGACGCACGCGACCTCGTTGGCCAAGAACTTCACCAGCAAAGGCATCGACGATTCGGGCAGCAGCGCCTGCTGCGGACCGGTCGAGGGCACCCAGCGATTGCCGTCGAGGTCGATCCCGACCCTGTCGGTCATCAAATTGTCCGACACGTTCAGCTCGACCAACATGACCATGTCGGAGCGGGTGTCGCGGAGCAGCCGCGGCGCATCGGCGATGAAGGCGGTGTCATCGATCCGTGCCAGCTCGCCAGCTCTGGTCAGCACCGCATCGGCGATCAAGGTCCGCTGATCGTAGGCGATGTACAGAATGCCGCAGACGATCACCAGAACGACCACCGCGATCGCCTTCCATGGCGATGACATGAACGCCAACAAGCGATCGAGGACACCCATCGCCGTCGACGCGGCGGTGCCCTGCTGCGGCTTGTTGTCGCTCATCCGGCCCCACCTTCAGCGAAAAGCACTGCCTTTCTCGCGGTGCTTCTTGGCGTCGCAGTCGTCGCACAGGAGCTGCAGGTTGCTCTGGTCGTCAGGCCCGCCATCGGCACGCGGTATGATGTGGTCGACCCGCCAGCTTTCAGCCCGGCCGCAGCGTGCACAGATCCCGCCGTCGCGCTTTCGGACGAATTCGCGCAGCCGTTTCCAGGCCTGCGTGCCGTAAAAAGCGTGATCTGGATTGACGAATTTCGGTGTCGGACGCCACCCCGCCGGCCGATGTTTCGGCGGCAATGTGGGCATATCTAACCCCTGGGTGAGCCCTGGTAGCCAGCGGATTGCCGCAGCTTGGCAATAAATGGCTCTATCGCCTTCCCGTTTGTCAAGGGGTTACCGCTATTTGGTGTCGATCCGGTGCAACGGCATACCACTGAAGGGGGGGGCGACGGGGTCATTTGCGCGGCCGTTGGGGTCACGTCTTGGGTGCTGGCGAGAGCGGATCGCCCGCTACATGGACAATAACCGTTTCATCGTTCCTCAATGTCACGCCCTGCTCGCCACCTGCGAGGACGCGGTTCAGCACCAGAAAGGTCGTACCGTCGCCAAGGTCTTCGACATGGGTCACTTTCACCAAATCGCCGAGACTCCACCGGATGAATTCGCCCGGTTTCAACGAAGCCGCGTGCCTGCGGACAGTCATTTGCGCCGCCTGGGGTCGCCAGACCGTTCTTCTCCAGGTCGACCGGGCGTACCGGTTCCTTGCCGTAGAATGCTCCCGCACCAAGGGCAATACTTCATCGGCGGCATCGAATTGCCGATACGCCACTCGCCGCGACAGTTGGAAATGAGGTTTAAATATCCTTCGTTGTCCGTGCCATTGTGCGTCGCTTCCCGAAAGGTCGAGCAACAGGTTTCTCGTCCACCACCCCCACGACCTTGTGGCATTCACCCCCACTCCACAGCGCCACGACCTTTCCTGCCGCAAGCATGCGCTTCGTCATCTGCGCCATAGCATAGGTTCGGGCGGCGCGTCGTCCGCCAGTTAGGATCGTCGTCATGGTGCTGCGTTCCTCCGGGCATGCGCCAGCTCGTCGCGGAGCCGGGCAAACCAGCGGTGGCGTGCCCAGGGCCCTCCAGCCCCCGGAAAACCGCCGCAGCGAGGAGGCGCGCCGATGGCTGTTGATAAATGCGAATGTCAACAAACCCCGAAATCCGCCCCCGTCGGCTCGGACGGCCGGGTCATTTGCGCTGCCGGTTGGGGTCGCCGAGAGCGAGCGAGGGCAGCGGCTGGCCATTGAACGGGGTGTGCTCGATGTCGAGGCCGGTTTCGCGCAGCATCACCTTGATCTGCTCCATCCAGTCCTGCGTTTGCGAGCCGAAGTCGGACAACTGGCAGACCGTGTGTGCAGCTCCTTCGAGGCGGGCGTGTCTTCCTTCCCTGCCGTCCTCGCCCAACGATGCGCGAATCCGCCAGCCGAGCGGTGTATCTGGGTCGTAGCGAATGGCACTCCATGGCGCGTGCATCGCGTAGACGAATGCAGCTTCGTCGGGCCCGATCACCATCGCCGCGCCGGCCATGCCATACCGTGCGAACACCATCTTCACTTCGTCCAACGCCTTCTGCAGCCGCGGATCCTCGATGGGCCTGTTGTTCATCGTCATCGACAGTCTCCCTGATCCGAATCGCTATATCCCCCCCTGTTCTATACCCCCCTGGCCCAATTTCGGCTTCGCGTAATGGGGCGCCGCGCCCGGTGGCGGGCCCCATCGGGCAGACTTTTCGACCCCCCCCTAGGGGGTGGGCAGAAAAGTGGCGGATATCCGCCGTATTTTACGTGATGTGTGACCAGGCGCGCGGGCGGAGGCGGGCGGAGGGGCTCGAGCCCTGCCACGGCCGGGCGGAGGCGGGCGGAGGGGCTCGAGCCTGCCAGACTTCCAGATGAACCTTCCCACCGCCTACGTTCGCAACACCATCGCCGGCCAGGACGTCCTCGACGTCATCGCCCAGCACAAGGCGGCGACCGTGCTTCCCTCTAAGCGTCGCCCGGGTTGCCTCGACAGCGAGACGCTGTGCGCCCACCAGCGCCGTATGGCGGGGCTCGGCTTCATCGGCGCCGAGATCGTCCCCACCATCCGCGGCTACAGCCTGCGCTACGACTCAGGCCTGCAGGACTGGGGGCTGATCGTCCGCGGCCTCG